TTGAAAAAGGTAAATCGTAAAGCGGCACGCGTTTACGTTCCCATTCAGCGCGCTGAGATTACAAACTACCCGCACGACATAATTATAAAGCGCAAAGGCAGCAAGCCCGTAATTGTACGCAGCGGCCAATTGAAGGCTTCTATTGGCGTTTGGTTCAGCAAGCGTAGCAATACAGCCATTGCCGGCCCGCGAGTTAACCCAGGGCCAAAAAAGAATTTCAAACGCAAGGTTCGTGAAAGTGCTGACGGCTGGTTCGCGCACATCGTCGAAATGGGCGCACGCCCCTCGCAGATGGAAAAAGGCATGATACCCGGCCGACGTGGGGCACGCCTAAAGACCAAAAACACCGGTGCATTTAAGCGCGGTTTGACGTTAGCACAGCCGGCGGTAAAACGAACGCAAATTAGCTTGTACCGAAGCGAGTTTAAACGATATATGAAATGACAGTAGGAAAGGCCATTTACCACCTTTTGACGAATGCGACAGACGTAACGGACATCGTAAGCACGCGCATATATCCCGAAATCGCACAGCAAGATGCGGATTTGCCATACATCGTATACGCGATTGCAAATAACGAACCGACGGATACGAAACGCGATGTCAGCCAATTAGATACCGCGCAAATTGAGGTAAATATTTATTCGGAAAGCTACACGCAATGCATTGATTTGGCCGCCGCAGTTCGCACGGCATTAGACCGCATAAAAGGCACGTATGCAGGCGTTGACGTTCAGAGCATCCAGTACCTAAACGAAATCATTGACTTCGACGAGCCGCAGCGCGCGTACAACATCAACGCCGACTACGACGTACGGATAAGCCGTGCAGGCACACCAATTCCGCAAGGGCCACCGGCGATTGTAACCGACGGCGACGGCAGCACGCACGAAGTTGACCCAGGCGGAACGTATACTTGCATCACGGCAACAGCGCCATCAGGCATACATTATCACCGTGTAATACCGTGGGACCAGAACGACCCAAGTTTAACGGCATACGTTGCTTATCAAAAAACGCAGGGAACTTACGATTATACCCCGCCAAGCAATCCCGAAACAATTGCGATGTTAGCCAATGGATACGTGGGCACCGACAGCGGCGCGCGTTTGGCGGAAAACAACAGATTTGGCAATACTTTTCGATACACTAACGACGAAGGCGAACAGTATACGGAAGGGTTTGCGGAAAGCGGCAGCAATACTAGCAGCAACCCCCGTTATTGCATCGACCACTTTACGGGTTTAGGTTGGTACGTTCAGGATGCATACAACGACCGGGTGCAGCGCACGCCGTCGGAAGCGTCCACATACGTAAGTTCATTTACTTACGCGGGCTTTAGTGATTGGCGTTTAGCAGATGCGGCCGAATACATTGTTGCCGCTCATTACGCTGACGTCAACAACAGTTATACGGGTGTTTACACACCGTTTGTTGACCAGTTGACAAGAAATTACGGTGGACAATTTTGGTACGGTACTTACACTAAGGACAATAAATATCTACAGTTAAGGACGAACGGCGCAACATTCCAAGAAAGGACCGCAACCAATACAAGCGGCCATTTGCTTATGGTGCGGAATCAATACATATGAACCCCTTATTTTAGAATCCGTAAATTGCACCCATGAAGGTAACGATTCAAAAAGCATACAACAAAGACGGTTGGAAATGGCCTGCCGGAATGGTTGTAGACGTATCCAACAAATTCGCGGCAAAGTTGAAGAAAGGCGGATACTTGGACAAGCCCGAAAAGACAGAACCAAAAAAATCTAAGAAATAATGGCCCAAACATCAGGCATCATTAACAGTTCGTCCATCCGTGTCTTTTTGGGCACTACGGACGACAGCGAGGTAGTTGTAGACCACGTAACCGAATGCAGCATTTCCATGACCACGGATATGCGCGACATTACAACCAAGACAAGCGGCGGATTCCGCGAGATTTTGCCCGGCCTAAAGTCGGCAAGTTTGAGCCTTTCCGGTTTGTTTGCTGAGGATGCAACCAACGGATTCAACCAGCTTATCGACCACCAAATTGCAGGTGACAAGCTGTTTGTTGTATTTACAAACACGGGTTCGGGTTCAGCGGCAAACGCAGGCGACGAGCAGTTCGATGTTGCAGGTTTTATTACAAGCTTGGAACAAACAGCCGGCGTTGAAGACAACGTAGGATTTTCTATGACAATCGAAGTAACAGGCACAGTTGTTCGCGAAGTAATTTCGTGATAACTTTGCTGCATGGTAGAAATTAAACTCGACGGCAAGACGTTTCCGGTTCGCGCTACCATGCGAGCCTGGAAACGCTTTGAAGACAACACCGGCAAAAAGGTTGCCGAGGTTGACAGCAACGACGTGACGTTGATTCCTGAATTGGTGTACTACTTCGTTCAGGAAGGTTGCAAGGCGCAGGGCATGGCGTTCGAAATGGACGTGGACGATTTTTTGGGGTTAATCGAAATCTCCGACTTGCCTGCACTTAGCAAAACCGTTGCCGACTGCATGGGTACTCAAAAAAAAACGAGGGCCAAGGCAAGCCGTTGAGTTGGGATGAAATCGAGGAAATGGGGTTAGGGCAATTGCGCCTTAACCCCGTTTTGCTTTACGACCTGACGTTTACCGAGTTCGGCAACGCCATGCGCGGCCACTACAAACAAATCGAGGAACGCGAAAAGGCGGATTGGGAGCGCACGCGCTGGCTGGCTGCCATCGTAGTAAACCCACACGTAAAGAAACGCCTCACGCCAAAAGACCTTGCCACGTTCCCTTGGGAGCAAAAAGAAAAGGCCGGCGACGGGTTTAGTATCTTGCGTTCATTAGCGAATTGATATGGCAAAACTTGGCGATTTAATTTTAAGGGTTGGCGCGGATACTTCGCAGCTTAACAAAAACCTAGGCATCGCGCGCAGAGATATTGCAAGGAACACCCGAGAAATCCAAAACCTTGGGCGCAATCTTACGGTAGGCATTACCGCGCCGCTTGCCATTATGGGCGCGACTAGCGTGCAGGCATTCCGTGAACAAAACAAAGCGATTGCACAGGTCGAAGCCGGTTTGCAATCGACGGCCGGACAAGTCGGGTTTACTTCGAAGGAGCTGCAAAAGATGGCCAGCGACTTGCAGAACAAAACGCTGTTCGGCGATGAGGTTATTTTGAAGGATGCGACGGCGCAGCTTTTGACATTTACCAATATCAGCGGCCAAAACTTCGCACGCACGCAGCAAGCAGCCTTGGACTTGGCGACGCGTTTGGACGGCGACCTAAAGAGCGCAAGTATTCAGTTGGGCAAAGCGTTGAACGACCCAGTTGCAAACCTCAGCGCGTTGAGCCGTTCGGGTATCCAGTTCAGCGAAGACCAAAAGGAGGTAATTAAGAGTCTGGCAGAAACAGGGCAGCTTGCCGAGGCGCAAACCATCATCCTCGACGAGCTGAACAAGCAGTACGGAGGCAGCGCTGAAGCGGCAGCCGAAGCTGACGGCGGGTTCACGCAGCTTGCCAATTCGTTCGGCGACTTGCAGGAAGAAATTGGCAAATTGTTGGTTCAGTATCTGCGGCCAATCGTTGACCGTCTAAAAACGTTTGTGCAGTTTTTGCAGGGAACGAGCGATACAACGAAAACGTTTGCACTTGCTATTGCCGGCGTTGCCGCGGCCATTGGCCCGGTGCTGGTAATCTTGCCAAACCTTGTAAGCGGTATCAAGATGGCACAAACGGCGTTCGCTTTGCTCAATACGACCATGCTAGCCAACCCGTTTGGCCTTGTTGCCGCGGGGATTACCGTTCTCGTTGGCGCAATTATTATGCTGACCGACGAAACGAAGGACGCTGTAAGCGCGGTTGACAAGCTTGCAGAAGCTAACAAGGGTTTGGGCTTGGAAGAGCAAAAGCGCAACATTGAAAAGCAGATTGAAGACCAAGAAAAATTGGTCGAAGAACTCGGCAAAGAGCGCGACGCGAAGCAGGCGTTAGTTGACCAAAATTACGGCGGTAAGGCAATAAAGGAAGCCAAAGAATCAGCAGCAGCATACGCGGCAGCTACGTCCGAACTGGACGAAATGAACGCGATGCTAACCAACGTCAACGAGCAGTTAGGCGGCTCGGAAGGCCAAGATAAAAAACTTGAAAAGCTCATTAACTTGTACGGCGGCGACAGCGGGTTAACGCGTCAGATGTTTGACGCCAAAAATGCGGCTTACAAGTTGCAACAAGAACTGGCGAAGTTGGGCACGCAGGCCGACGAACTTGTAGATATCGACATAGACCTTAACGAAGCGTTTTTCGGTAAGGTTGAGCCGAATTTAGAGTTAGCCGAATTTGACTTTGTCGAAGAGGTTTTCGGCGACGAAGACGAATTAGCAGCGGCAGGCGATAAAATACGGGCGACGGCACAGGCAGTACAAGACACCATGCAGACAGTTGCCGAAAATATTGGCGGATTCTTTACGCGTACGTTTGAAGGCGTAATAGCAGGAACGACTACGTTTAAGAATTCTTTGTTACAAGCACTCAAGGCCATTGCAATAAAGCTTGCTGCAATGGTTGCCACGTTCGCAATTTTGTCGGCAATCATTCCCGGCTTTGGGGCTACGGCCGGCGGCCTGAAAGGTTTTCTTAGTAAGGGTTTTGGATTGCCAGAGTTCAGCGAAGGCGGCATCGTGAGCGGGCCAACGCTTGGCCTTGTCGGTGAATACCCCGGCGCAAGGACGAACCCGGAAGTAATCGCGCCGCTCGACAAGCTGCGCGGAATGCTTGGCGGGCA